GCTACAGGCTCTGTTGCCGGCACCTATCCGATTCAAACGCCAGCTACCGCACCCACGGCAGTCTCCGAGGCGCTGAGTGCAATCAGCGCAAATCTCAAGGCAGACAACTACGGGGCTGCGGTGCAGGCGCAGAGTGCGAATGGTCCATCGGCCTGGTCAACCGAATTTCAATTCCAAGGGGTATTGCCTGTTCCAAACCCTCCGACAGCCGTGTCTGTAGCCTGATCTGTTGGCTACCGGCATGGCTACGGCGATGGATTCCATACCACACCCAATGCGGCTGCTAGGAGGGTGGCCGCGAGGACCGCAATGAACGCCGTGATGGTCGAAACAGAACAACGCAGCATTCGACTGGATACTGAGCTGCGCGGTATCGATAGTCTTGCCGAACGGTATTACCGCACTCAGCGCTCCGGCGGATCGATTCATCCTCTGGAAGCCATGCGCCTCATGCATGACGGGGCTGTGTTGGGTGGAGCCACCTCTAGTATGGCGGATGATGAGCTCGCATTCGACAAGGTGCGAGCCACCGCACCGCTTCGCGAGCGGATGACCATGGACTGCTGGTACACCTCAGGTGGGTCGGCGGCGCAGAAGGCAAAACGCCTGAGTGTCTCGCGAGCAACTTTGTACCTTCGATGGAAGGCCGCTTTAGGTTATTTCCGTGGACGTCTTCAAGAAAAAGGCATTCATGTCTAATTCTCCCGTCTAGACACCATTGATTTGTTAGACATCTAGACTATGCTGTATGGCAACGTGGCGGTTGCCACCGACCGAATCAGCCCGCCTTGAGCGGGCATTTTCGTTTCTGGAGTCCCATGCCGAGTACCAGTGGCAAGCAGCATCGTTTCATGGAGATGGTGGCTCACAATCCCAAGGCCGCCAAGCGCGTGGGTGTGCCGCAGTCAGTCGGACGTGACTTCGTAGATGCGGACAAATCCGCTGGCAAACACTTCAAAGGCCATCCAGGCCGGATGGAAAAGCTCAAATCCCGAGGTAAACGCTGATGGCGAATACAATGAAAGGCATGCCGGGGTACATCTGCTCTGATCAGAGCGCCTCCACAGGCGGAATGAAGGGCGGCAAGGGCTCCGGTCCCAAGCGGGAAGGCCCGATTGGCAAACGGGGATCTTCAGGTCCCTTTCCAGCGACCGCCAAGGGCACCGTTACGCGATCCTACAAGAAGGACTCCACCGGCCATCCGGGGCGGATTGAGCGATTGAAAGGCCACGCCCGCACCTCCTACGAGAAATAACCATGCCCGTTCAAGCATTTATGGCTTCGGTGCCCGAGTTCACACGCCAGGCTATTGTCGGAGTCCCCTCCACAGGTCAGACCGCCACTGGTAGCAGCCAAGGGACCGCGTTGGCTTGCCCATCGGACTTCGTGATCTTCACCACAGTGGCTTCCTCGACCGGAGTCATCCTGCCCTGGGGAGTGGATGGCACCACCAGCGGGCCGCTGCAGTTAGCAGATGAGATCACGATCATCAACCATGGCGCCAATACTCTGAGCGTCTACCCGCAGACTGGCGGCAAGATCGCCAATGGCTCGGCGAACGCTGCTTTCAGTGTCGCCGCCACCAAGACGGCCTACTTTACCTACATCGGCGGCGGTAACTTCGCCGCTGCTCTTAGCGCGTAAGTTCTCTCGCGCTCCACCCTGCAATATGGGAAGCGTATGTCCAATGAAATCAATTCCCCACCTCGCAAAAAGAGGGGCGCCGGAAAAGTTACCAAGACGGCCAAGGACAATATCCTCGCCGTCTTCAATCGGCTCGGCGGCACATCTGGAATGGCTGACTGGGCTCGAGAGAACAAGACCGATTTCTATCGGCTCTACGGCAAGCTTATTCCGCAGGCTGTCGACGTAGATGCGACGGTAGACGCCACTCTGCAGATCGAGATCGTCCGGTTTGCGGATCAGGCTGCCAGCCAATAACTGGCATCCCCGCCATTACCAGCTTCCGCTATGGCGCTATCTGGAGGGCGGAGGTAAGCGCGCGGTCTGTGTATGGCATCGCAGGGCCGGTAAAGATGAGAACTGCCTGCATTGGGCCTGTCTCGCGGCTCACCAGCGCATCGGCACGTACTGGCACATGTTGCCGGAGGCATCCCAAGCCCGAAAGGCCATCTGGGATGCGATCAACCCCCATACCGGCAAGCGGCGTATCGATGAGGCCTTCCCGCCAGAGATCCGTGAGACGACTCGTGAGAACGAGATGCTCATCCGGCTCAAATGCGGGAGCACCTGGCAGGTAGTGGGCTCGGACAATTACAACTCACTGGTGGGCTCACCGCCGGTGGGCGTGGTGTTCAGCGAGTACAGCATTGCGAATCCCGCGGCATGGGCATATATCCGCCCGATTCTGCGCGAGAACGGTGGTTGGGCACTGTTCATCTATACGCCTCGAGGTCGAAACCATGGCGCGCAGCTCTATCAGGCCGCCAAACAGACGGAAGGCTGGTTCAGTCAGATTCTGACCGCTCCTGAAACCGGCGTATTCACCGCCGCAGAACTCGCGGCGGAACAGGCTGAATACAAGCGCGAGTACGGGGACGACCAGGGACAGGCATTCTTCGAGCAGGAATATCTGTGCTCGTTTGACTCCGCGATCATGGGCGCGATCTACGGTGCACAGATTCGCAAGCTCGAGCAATTGGGACGTATCACCAAGGTTGCCTGGGACCCTAATCTCCCGGTCAACACGGCCTGGGATCTTGGCTTTGATGACTCGACCGCGCTCTGGTTCTACCAGTTGGCAGTAGGGGAGATTAGGCTCATCGACTACTACGAAAATGCCGGTCAAGCTCCAGACCATTATTGCGAGCAGCTCATTGGTTTCAAACTCAAGCGCAACGCGCGCAATGAGATACAGACCAACGAGCACGGCAAGGCCATTTGGACGACCGAGCCCTTAGAAGGCGCCGAGCACCGCCAGCGATATAGCTACGCCCGTCATTGGGTACCACATGATGCTGCGCATGAGTTGCTTGCGGCCGGTGGTCGGTCGATCGTGAATCAATGCTGGGATATGGGCATTGAGATGTCCGTAATCCCCGCCACGAGCCAGCAGAACAGCATCAACGCCGCGCGTAAGACGCTCGTACGCTGTTATTTCGACGAGGTTCGCTGCGAAAAGGGCCTGAATGCCCTCCGTAATTATCAGTTTGAGTGGGATGACGAGAAGCGGACCTTCAAGTCCAAGCCCCGCCACGACTGGTCATCTCATGGCTCGGACGCCTTCGAGATTATCGGCCAGACATGGCAGGAGCCCGTTGAATTGAAGCCAGCAGAGCCACCGCGGTGGTTGGATCAGGCCCGCGCCGACGAGCTATTCGACCTGGAAGGCAAGTTCAAAGTGAATCATTTCGAGCGTGAGAGGTTCTGATGAGTATCGGCAATTCCCAAGTCGGTAGTCCGGTCCGACTCACAGCTTCCGGCGTGGTGGCCGGGGGTACGGCCATGGCCCGTACCTATCCCGGTGGAGGATCGACACAGGCCGAGAATACCTCGATCGAGGGCACGATTCTTGGCTTCTTTGTCGCGTCCGCCTCCAATACGCCGACTATCGCTCTTGCCACAAACAATGCTGGCGCAGCGGGTACTACGATCCTGAATACGCTCACGCCGAGCGCTGCGACCTACTATCCCTTTCCGTGTACCTCGCCGGGCGGCATTTTCTGCACGATCGGCGGCACTGTTGATGTGACCTTTCTTGTAGTGAAGTGAACGACCAAATCGAACTTGCCGCGAACCCCACGGTTCATTTCTGGCGGCAAGAGATCGTTCTGTATGATCGCAACGCCGAGAAGTGGGTCAAGCGCGTCAAGAAGATCCTGAGGCGCTACAAGGACAATCGCACGCCGCGTGAGGAAGCGGTCACACGGTTCAACACGCTTTGGAGCACCGTCCAGACGCGATTGCCCGCTCTCTACGCCCGCGATCCGAAGCCCCAGGTCGAGAGACGTTACAAGGACAAGGACCCGGTAGGGCGCACCTCAGCGGAGATCCTCGAGCGCTCAATCGAATACACGCTCGAGCACTGCAATCCCACTTTCGCCCTCATGCGGCAGGCAGTGCTGGACTTCGAGTTGGGTGGCCGCGGTGTTTTGTGGGCCCGCTACTGCCCACATTTCAAGAAAGTCGAGCTTGATGCGGCCAAGGCGGAGAAACGGCCGAAGCCCGAGCCGCCCGTGGATGAGCGCGGCGAGCCCATGCTACAGGGTGGGGATCAGAATGATCGGGCTGGCAAGGACAATGAAGAGATCCGGCAGGTTGGCGCATCAGTCACGATGCAAGCCGATGATGAGGTCGAGGAGCAGACTCTCGCCTACGAGGAAACTCTCTGGGACTACGTGTACTGGGAAGACTTCGGTCATACCTGGGCTCGTACCTGGGAAGAGGTGAGAGCTGTCTGGCGCCGCGTCTATATGACGCGTGAGGAGCTGAAAGAGCGTTTCAAGGGCATTCTCACGGACGAAGAGATCGCATCGATTCCGCTCGATTGGCAACCCAAAGGGCTCAAGGACGAGCAAATCAAGATCGACCAGAAGCGCGCCACCGTCTATGAGATCTGGGACAGGCAGAACCGTGAGGTACTGTGGATCTCAAAGAACTTCGGCAAAGAATTGGATAAACGGCCGGATCAGTATGGACTGAAGGACTTCTTTCCGTGCCCCAGGCCATTGCTCGCTAACCTGGCGAACGATGAGATTATCCCGACACCAAACTTCACCTTCTACCATGATCAGGCGCAGGAGGTGGACGAGCTTTCCACCCGCATCAATGCGATTACGAAAGCGCTGAAAGTCGCAGGGGTGTATGACAAGGCCGCCGCCGGCGTCGATCGATTACTCTCCGAGGGTATTGAGAATCAGCTGGTACCCGTCGACGGTTTCATGGCCCTTAAGGAAAAGGGCGGCTTGGCCGGGGTCATTGAGCTGCTGCCGGTCAAGGAAATCGCCGAAACGCTCAGTTTCCTGCGCGAGCAACGTCAGACCGTTCTGGACGACATCTACCAGCTCATGGGGACCTCCGACATCGTGCGCGGGATGTCAGATCCTAATGAGACCGCCACCGCCCAGCAGTTGAAGGGCAAGTTCTCAGTACTGCGTATCCAGGATGCCCAATGGGAGGTCCAGCGCTTTGCCCGCGATGTGGTGCGCATCACCGGCGAGATGGTCGCTGACTACGACATTGACACCTTGAAGGCGATCTCGGGCGTCAAACTGCTTACTGCTGCGGAGAAAGCCCTTGTTCAGCTCCAAGCCCAACCCCAACCAGCTGCTGCGGTTCCCCAGCCCGGAGCCGGACCTGCGGGCGCAGGAGGCCCGCCGGCAGGCCCGCCTCAAGGCATGGCAGGCCCTGGACCCCAAGGATCGGGAGGCGCTCCAACGCCAATGGCGGGGCAGGTAAACCCACAGGCCCCCGCGCAACCGCAACAACCAGCCCCTGGACAGCAGCCGGCAGCCTCTGACAAGACGCACCTGCTCAATGAGCCAACGTGGGAAGAGGTCGCCGCGCTCCTTGAGAATCCGGTGCTACGTGAATTCCGGATCGACATCGAAACTGACTCCACGATCCGCATGCAGGAGGATGAAGAAAAGCAGGGCCGGGTGGAGTTTTTAACAACGTTAACCGGCTTCCTGAAAGAAGCCGGACAAGTGGGGGCGGCTGTTCCGCAGATGATCCCGGCCCTGGGCGAACTCACCATGTGGGGCATGCGGGCTTTCAAGACAGGCCGCACCGTCGAGCGTGTGCTGGAGGATGCCATTGATCAACTGAAGGTCATTGCAAGCCAGCCGAAACCCGATCCCGAGATGCAGAAAGAGCAGGCCAGACAGGCCAAAGAGGACCAGATCCGTAATCAGTTGGAAGCCCAGCGGGCGCAACACCAGGAAACACTCGAGGCCCAGAAGAATCAGATGCAAGCGCAACTTGAGGCGCAACTGGAGGAGCAGAAGCGGCGCTTTGAGGCGGAGCGGGTTCAGTACGAGACGGCTGCCAAGGAGCGCATTGCGCAGGCCGACAATGCCGCCAAAATACAAATCGAGCAGATGCGCCTCACGCATGAGGCCACACAGCGCGATAAGGAAATGGCGCATGAGAAGGATCTGGAGCACATCAAAGGATCGCACGCCAAGGAGCTGGCGAAGATGCAACCTCAGAAAGAGGCGGCCTAGGCGCAGTTCGATGCCTCGTTACGTCTATGAGTGCTCCCACTGCGGTGAGGAGGCAGAGGCCATATTGCCTGTCGCTGACCGGCACACGGGCGCTCCGG